CCGTGCCACGTCGACTGGATACGCTCGATCGTGGGGCAGTGCATCGGCGGCGACGTGCCTGTGTTTGTGAAGCAACTCGGCCTCAAGCCTTACGTTGATGCTGGAGCGCTATACGAAGACTTCTCAAGACTGCTGAAGCTCCGCGACAGCAAGGGCGGCAACTGGGACGAGTGGGACGAGGACTTGCGCGTGCGCCAGTTCCCGGCTGTGCTGTAGGCATGTCACAAGAGAGACTGAAGTGGACACGAGAGGACTGGGCTAGCAGCGCTGATCGCCTGCGAGCTGTCGAGTTGATGCTCAGGGAGAACGCTGAGCTGTGCGCGCATGGAGCTGCTGCCAAGATGTTCTACGCCGGGTACAAGAGGGCGGCTGGCGTGGCGAGGATGTGCGAAGCGATGGCCGAGGGTGGCAGGAGGCGGAGGGTACACAGGCCGGGTCGCCCGCCGGCGAGCCCGCTCTGATGGACTGGCGTCGCTACCGCGTCAGCGTGCCCGAGGGGAAGTCTGGGCTGTGGAGCGTGAGGCACGCGCACGTTTCGCACGTGCAGGCGCGCAGCCACAACGCGCGGGCAGAGGATGGTGCGCTCAACGAGCGGATGGCCTCCATGATGGTGGGAGAGAAGCCGGAGCCAGTCCGCGTTGTGGGAGCCGGTAGCTACACCGCGCTCGTGTGCATGGACGAGAACTTCGTGGAGCGCTGCTGGATGAGCGACCAGCGCCCGGAGGTGGAGGAGCACCGCGAGTTCTTCGAGCGAGCGCGCGGCCACGTGCTCGTCCACGGGCTCGGGCTCGGCATGTGCGCCGCGGCAGCTGCGCGCAAGAGGAGCGTGCGCAGCGTGCTCGTGGTGGAGCGCTCGCCTGACGTGCTCAAGTTGGTAGGCCCCAGCCTGCGCCGGCTGAGCAAGATCCAGATCGTGCAGGGCGACGCGTACCGGTGGGCTTTCCGGAAGCGCGCGTACTGGGACGTGGTGTGGCACGACATCTGGCCGACGCTGGACCCGAAGAACGTAGAGGAGATGGACGAGCTGGAGGCCAGATTCGCTCGCCACTGCGCCTGGCAGGGCAGCTGGCAGCGCGGGTGGTGTGAGCGTCGCCTCGCGAAGATTCGCGTAATAGAGTGGTGCCGAGAGAAGAGGGAATCGCTCAGCACCAAGGAGATGTTCGCGCAGACACGCGAGGTGTACCTAGCGGAGATCGCACGGATAGAATCTGTTCGCCCGAAGTGCTGTGTGCACAACTCACAATCGCGAAGGGCGGCCCCTGCGACGCGGGTGGTGCGGGCATAATTGTGTGTGTTATGTTGTTGGCATGCGAACCCACATGTTGACCGTGTTCCTGCTCGCCTGCGGCGCGAGCCACCCGTCGAGTGAAGAGGCCCAGCAGGATCCCCCGGAAGAGACGCGCGCAGCGGGGCCCCTGCACACGGTGGAGCGCGACGACGTGCGCGAGCTAGACCGCGCGCAGGCGCAGCCCGAACCAGGGCCGGCCGGCCCTGCTGCCGGGCAGGGGCCGGTCGCCGGCGCGGCAGGCGATCCCGCCCCGAGCGTTGCCCCGGAGGTACCGGAGGAGGGGCCTGTGTCCCCGGCAGCGGACGCGGGCGCGGAGTGCGAGATGCCGCCGGTACCCTCGACCGAGGCGTGCGACGGCCGGTGCCAGGGGGCGTGCTCCGGGGACTGCTCGCAGCTTGCCCGCGTGGATGGTAGCGTCGTCTGCGACGGCGCATGCCAGGGTCAGTGTCAAGGGATCTGCTTCCACCGCTGCCCGGCCAGGTAGAGCGCTGCGCTCATCCCAGCTGGGAGCCCTGCCTAACCCCTCCCGACTCTGGAAGCCGCTGGTATCGCTGCGCGGGGTGCGGGGCCTTCGGCTACCGTAAGCGCAGCAAGCGGCTGACGCCGTACCAGTGCGCGGTGGACGGGTGCCGTGGCAACGCCGTGGAGAGAGTGCCCGGGAGGAGCGCTCGCGGAGGAGTGCTCTGGCGGTGTAGGGTCCACGCATGAGCAACGAGAAGCCGACCGAGGTCGTCGCGCTCGAGCCGCGCGGGTTCCTCCTGTACCGGGCTGGGGTGCACCGTGGGCATGCCGAGGCGCTGGGTGAGATGGAGCGGAACCTTCTGCACGCGGCGGAGCACTACGCGCAGAGCAACCCCGAGGCGACCGCGGCGGAGGCGCTGCTGTCGCTCGCGGCACAGCTCGGGCAGCCGGCCGAGGCGGCGACGGCGCAGAGCGAGGCGCACTTGCGCGAGGCGACGGGGGCGCGCTTGCTGCCGCAGGGCCCGGCCGTGTTAGAGTCCGCGCATGCCGGCAAGCAGCCTGCTCCTCCGCCGCCGACGGGCTCGTGAGCACGTAGGGCTGACCAGCTACGTCCCGCGGGGTGTCGTCCCCGTGCCGCAGATGTTGATGCGGCAGGTGGTCTCTCCGCAGGACGCGAACCGGCAATCGCGCCAGCGCTTCGGGCGGGCCATCTCGCTGGACGTGATCGAGCGTGCGCTGCGCAACGCGTACAACGGCTCGATGCGCGACGTGACGGACCTGTCGCGCGAGACCATCGACACGGACCCGCACCTCGCGTCCGTGCTCACCAAGCGTTTTCGGCCGCTGGGCGCACTCACCGGGGACGTCGACCCGGCGGAGGGGCCCGGCGTAGACGAGGAGAAGGCGGAGTTCTACGCGACGGTCGTGCGCGAGCAGCTCAAGCAGATGAACGGCTTCTCGCGCATGGTGGGCCGCTTGGCGTGGGGGCTGTGGGATGGTCGAGCCTGCGAGGAGCTGCAGTGGCTGGACCTGGTGGACGGGCCGAGCCACCCCAAGTACGGACAGGCGACGCTCGGCGTCGCGAACTCGGAGTGGATTCATCCTCGTCGGCTCTCGTTCGGGCCGATGCGAGAGCTGCGGATCATCGAGGACGACTGGAGCTACCCGGGCGGCTTTCGCGAGTACGGGCTCGCCGTGCGCGACGTCCCCTTCAAGTTCGTGTGGTGGACGCCGCAGCTGTTCGGCGACTACCAGGAGCGCGAGGGCCTGGCGCAGCGCACGATGTACTGGAGCTTCTTCAAGAGGTTCGGCGCGCGAGAGCGCATGATCCTGTGCGAGCTGTACGGAAAGCCGCTGCGCTGGCTCGAGGTCGACCCGACCGCGTCTGTGTCAGAGGTTGCGCTCAAGGATGCGGAGCGCGTCGCGGACTCGCTCGGCGGAACGTTCACCGCGCGCATGCCGCGCGGCGTAAAGCTGCACCTCGATCGCCCGGAGCACGACAGCGGCAAGATTCACCAGGAGATCATCAAGGACACCGACGAGCAGATCAGCAAGCTGGTGCTCGGACAGATCGGCACCACTCAGGGTGTCGCGTCGGGCTTGAACTCGAACGTCGGCGGCGTGATGCAGGACGAGCAGGGCGACGTGCACGGAGCCGACGCGAACCTGCTGAGTGAAGTCATCGAGGACATGCTGTGCGACGCGATCATCGCAGTGAACTTCGGCCCCGGAGAGACGACGCACGCGCCGACGTTTACCCTGCGCGTAGTTACCCCGAAGGACTCCGCGAAGGAGACGGCCCGGCTGAAGGGCGCCCTCGACTGCGGTTTGCCCGTGCGCCTGAGCGAGGCGTACGAGGTGGTGGGGTTCTCGCAGCCGGCCGAGGGCGACCCGGTAGTTCGCATGGAGCAGCCAGCGGCGAGCGGCGCATTCGGAACGGCACCCGCTGCGCGCGCGGTGATCGTCTGGCCGAAGGGGAAAGCTCCGTTGCCGGGCGAGCTGCAGGCTCCTTCGCGTGCTGCAGGTAGCGCCGAGCCAAGCGAGGAGCCGGCAGAGGAGCCCGACGCAGAGGAGCCGCCGGAGCCCGCGGAGCCGGCGGGCCCGGCGCTGCCGAGCGGGGGCCCGCTGGGGAGCGTGCTGAACGTGCTGGCGCACGCGCACTGCAGCCACGGAGTGTTCTGCGTGGCGCAGCAGACGCAGCCCGACAGCGCCAACGGCAGCCCGGAGACGATCCTCCGGCGCAGCGCGGCGGAGACGAACCGCATCATGGAGCGCATGGTGCAGGCGTTCGAGGAGGCCGTGCGTGGCCTTGTCGCTGCGGGGCCGATCATCGCGGCGCTTAGTCGCGCACGCGCTCAGCTCGACCTGCGCCCGCTCGGCCGATCGCTCGAGCGCCGCATGATGCACGGCGCCGCGCTTGGCGCGCTCGACGCACTGTCGGAGGAGCAGGAGGAGGAATCAGCGGACTTCGTTGCAGCGGCGATCCCGATCGACTTCTCGTCGCTCGGCTTCGACCAGATGGAGAAGGCGTTCCGTAGCCGGCAGGTGCTACGTCGCGCCGCGTACGACAAGCTCGCGGGGCACGCAAAGCAGCGCGCGTTCACCGTCGCCGGCGTGGTGGCAGACCAGGCGCTGGTGACCATCCAGGACGAGCTCGGCAAGCAGATCGGGCGCGGCGCGTCGATGGGGAACTTCTCGCGAGCCATCCGCCGCCGCATGGAGGACGCCGGGTTCGTCTCCACGATGCAAGACCTCGGCAACGGCCAGCGAGCCATGTCGGCCTCGCACGTCGAGGTCGTATTCCGCACCAACGTGCTTGGCGCTTACAACGCCGGCCGGCTCGAGCAGATGCGCCAGCCGGAGGTCATCGCGCGCCGCCCGGTGTGGGAGATCCGATCTGTCCAGGATGACCACGCGCGCGGTACGCACAAGGGAGCGAACGGCACTCGACTACTGGCGACCGATCCGTTCTGGAAGACAGCGTACCCCCCGTTCGGCTTCAACTGCCGCTGTCGGGTGGTGTCCAGGGGGCCGTCGTTCCTTCAGATGGTGGTCGACGGGTCCACCCTCTCCGGTCTTCCGGACGAGGGGTTCGCCTCCGGCATCAGCTCGCTCCTGTCTCCCGACGTGCCCTGACCTCTTGCGTATCCGAGGCGAAGATGTCCAAGATGCGTACTGCGATGGCGGCGAAGCCGAAGAAGCCAGCGAAGGCGAAGAAGTCCACGGGGGCGCCGAGGTTCTTCGCGCTGAGCCTGGTGAAGCTCGACGCCGCTGCGGTTGGCGAGGACGAGTCCACGCGCGCGTGGGTGCAGGTCGCGCTCGAGAACACGTACCTGGGGTACAAGCGCGGTCAGCGCCCGTTCCAGTTCACTCGCGAGGTGTTCGAGCAGTGCGTGGCGAACATCCACTCGCACCCGAGCTACTCCGAGGACGGAAGCGTCGACATCATTCCGTGGGACTTCGAGCACTTCGGCGCGGACTTCATCGACGAGCAGACCGTGCGCCAGATGGGGATGCCGGCGCAGGCGTGGTCGAGCGACCTGAAGCTGGTCGAGGGTGAGGACGCGGATGGCAAGCCGCGATGCGGGCTGTGGGCTCTCACCAGGTTCCTCGACCCGGCTCGCACGTACATCGTCGAGGGGAAGTACAAGGGCGCGAGCGTAGAGCTTGAGTTCGACTACGTGGACCCTGTGTCCGGAGAGCACAGGGGGGCGCGGGTGCGGAGCGTGGCGCTGACCAACCAGCCGTTCGTCCAGGGCATGGAGGAGCTGTCAGTCGCTGCTTCGTACCTGGGGTACTACTCGCAGGCCGACAGCACCGAGGCGGCTTTCAACTCCATCAAGCAGCTGCTCGGCCTCAGCGCGCTCGACGACATCCCATCGCTGATGGTCGAGCTCGGGAAGCTGGATCAGTGGGCAGCCACTGGGACGGCACCGCTCGGTGTCGCCGTCGACGAGATCCTCGGCTGCATGCGACAGATTCTTGGACTTCCTGCGCTCTCTACAGCGCAGGAAGTCCTTGACAACGCACGTCAGATTGTCACTCGATTGCTCGAGGAGAGCGGTGCAGCGGCGCAGGCCGGGTCAAGCACTGGCGCTCCAGCGGCGGTCGCGGGTTCGAACCGGAGAGCGAACATGGAAATCCTCAAGGTCTTGGCTGCTCTGTTGGGTGTCCGCGAATCGGAGGACGCAGTTCGCTCTGCGGTCGCCGAACTCGTAGAGCTGCGCGACGGGGTCGCGAAGCAGCTGAAGCTGAGCGCGCGCGACAGCGGTGCGACGATGCTCACGATCCTTCTCAAGGCGAGCGAGGGCGGAGCGGATGCGCGCACCAAGCTCTCGGCGCTGCTCAAGGCGCTCGGCGTCGAGGACGTCGAAGGCGCGGTGGAGCGCGTGGCATCGCTGATCTCGAGCGCGGCCGAGCTGAAGGAAGTGATGCCGGAGCTGGAGGGCCTGCGCACGTCGTCCAAGGAAGCCGGAAAGAAGATGGAGGAGGCCGACGTCGAGGAGGCGATGACCTCGTACTCCATTCCCGAGGCGGCGCGCGACGCGGTGGTGCTGCTGCGCGAAACGAGCAAGGAACGCTTCCTGGCGAAGTTCCCGAAGAAGGCGAAGCCTGCGGCCGCGGCCGTGGCGAAGGGCGTCACCGCGTCGCAGGTCGCGGTGCTCAAGTCGAAGGTCGCCGCCGCCGGAGCGACCGTGAAGCCGGCCGAGGGCGGCGGCAGCGACAACGTGATCAACCTGTCGATCTTCGACGGCCGCAACCCGACCGAGCAGGCGATGAGCTACCTGCGCGCGAACATGGCGGGCTGGGACAAGATGTCCCGCGAGGAGCAGTTCAAGGCCGCGGTCGAGTTCAAGAAGCAGAAGCACGTCGTATTCACCGGGCTGGCGAGCTGAGCTCCCCGAGCACCTAACCAACCAGTAAGCAAGAACCAAGGAGACCGAAGCCATGGCCCAGCCCACCGCCATCGTGCCCGACAAGGGCATCCGCCCCGGCTACAACGAGACCGGGACGATCATCGCCAAGAGCATCCTCGTGAAGAAGGTGGCCGGCACCGACGACGACAGTGTCGCCGTGGCTGGCGACGGTGAGAACGTGTTCGGCGCCACCATGCAGGCCATCGGGCTCCTCGCGCGCGGAGACGTTCAGGTCGATGGCCAGGCGATCGTGACCGCAGGCGCGGCCGTCGCGGCCGGCGCGGAGGTGACCGCCAACTCGGCCGGAAGGGCGATCACTGCCGTGTCCGGCGACTACATCTGTGGCCTGGCGTCGACTGCCGCTGCCGCGGACGGGGACGCCATCGAAGTCGAGCTGGTCGGGCCTGCATCCGGCCGCATCAAGGCGTAGTCGCAAGGGTCCCAACACCCGGAACAGACACATCCACAGGAGCTTGAAGGAATGGAAGAGGAAAACATCATCCGGCTCTCGCGGGACCCGAGCACCGGGCAGTTCTTCGCTCTGCTCGGCGGCGACCGCGTCTCGCTTGCGCTCGAGCCGTCCGACGTTCACGACCCAACGGAGCTGCCTACGTACTTGGCCGGCTACCGCCCGTTCGGCTTCCGCGCCGACGAGGCGAGCCGGATCGTCCTGGTCGACAACGACGAGGACAAGTACCGGCAGTTCAGCTCGGACGACGCCTTCCGCCAGGTGAAGGTGAAGGGCAGCACCCAGGGCGCCGTGCCCGAGGTCGACCCGCAGTCGACGCTGAGCACCTACAAGGTGGTGGAGCGCTACATCGGCTCCTTCATCCCGGTGCAGACTCAGCGCAACGCGGGCGGCAACCCGAACTACGACCCGCGCATGGCGGCGGGCCGACGCTGCATGCGTGCGCTCGAGCTCGACCGCGAGATCGACGTGTTCACCCTGCTCGGCACCGCCGGCAGCTGGAACTCCGTGGTGCAGACCGCGGTCTCCACCGCATGGGACAGCACGGGCGACGCGATCAAGGACCTGCAGACGGCCATCGAGAAGTCGTTCCAGCCCGTCACCGAGGTCTGGATGAACCAGAAGGTTGCCCACGCGTTCCTCCGGAACACCAGCGTGCGCGACCACATGCGCCAGATGATGGGCGACAGCGCCGCGTCGGGCGCGGTGCTCAGCGTCGCCAGCGCCGGCAGCACGAACGTGGACTTCGTCATCCCCGGCCTGCCCCCTGTCCGGGTCGTGGCGAGCCGCAAGAAGAACGAAACGACGGCCGCGCTGGAGTACACGCTGCCGAACGTCGCGGTGCTGGTGACCACGGTCCCCGGCTCGCAGCCGACCAGCGGCGACGAGATCCAGAGCACGGCCACCTTCCGCCGGCGCGGGCCGTCGGGGGTGGGCGTGGAGACGCGCGAGTTCTTCGTCGAGAACCGCGGCCCGCTGGGCGGCACGATGATCGTGTGCTCCGTGGCGGACATCCCGATCATGACTAGCAACCTGGCCGGAGGAATCCTGACCGGCGTCCACAGCTGAGTCGGGCACGAGCCTTGACCACCTCGGCCCCTGCCCCGTAGAACGGGGTGGGGGTCGAAGCGTTTCTGGAGGTTCCAATGAGCAAGAAGCACCGAATCCTCCACGCGGTCGCTCGGGCGCAAGAGCAGGCGCCAGAGCCCGCGCCGGAGCAGCTACCGGTTCCCGAGCCCGCGCGCGCGCTCGCGCCTGCGCCGGCTGCTGCGAAGAGCTACCGCTGCCGGTGCGGCGTCACTAGCAACGAGGGTGGCGTGTACCGCGTCTACTCCGCGGGCGACGTGGTGCAGCTCCCAGGGCTGGCCGCCGCCCGCATCGCAGACGCGCTCGAGGAGCTTCCGGAAGGAGAGTGAGCCGTGGCTGACTTCCTGACCCAGGCCGAGCTCGAGAAGAAGGTTGGGGCGGGCACCGTGCGCCGCATGGTGGACGACGCTGCCGCAGGCGTGGTGGACGTGGGCGGCGCAGCTATCCTGGAGGACGCGCTGCGCAACGCCGAGGGCACCGTGTACGCCTCGCTGATGCGCGCCTACAGCCCAGAGGCGGTGGTTACGCTGGCGCAGAACGACGCCGTGCTGATGGGGCATGCGGCCTGGATCGCGCTGGAGCTGCTGAGCGAGCGGCGCGTGGAGTTCACCTCCGCCGAGGGGTGGGGCGCGTACCGCGTGCAGTACGAGCGCGCCACCAAGCACCTGGAGCTCGTCTCCAAGGGCGCCCTGCGCTCCAAGGGCGAGGCGCAGGCCGGGCAGAACCCGCACCTGGGGGGCACCATCCAGCCGTCGCCGCCGGCGGCGACGGAGGACGCGTTCACGTTCGCCCCGTCGAGGAACAGGCCGAGCGGCGGCGGGGGGTTCTAGTGGCGCAGCTCGCCGGCGTAGGCGTCAACGTCGACGAGAGCGACGTTGTGCGCGAGCTGCAGGGCTTCTGGGAGCGGGCGGCGGCGGCGGACATGAGCGACGTGGCAGAGGAGCTGAAGGTCGCCATCGACGACGTGTTCCAGGCTCAGGGTGCCGTAGCTGGGCGCGCGGCGTGGCCTCCGCGCAAGAACAACGTCGACCCCGGTAGGGCGCTGCTGATCAAGTCAGGAGTGATGGCGAACATCCAGACCAGCTACGGGCGAGACTACGCGCAGGCCGCGAGCCCCGCGCCGTACGCGGTGTTCCACGTGTCGAAGGCGCCGCGCACGATCATCCCGCTGCGCGACTTCCTGGCCATCGACGAGGACGCGACGCTGGAGCGCATCGGAGAGATGATCCTGCAGGACGTGGAGCGGTGAGCGCGGACGACGCCGTCACTGCGGCTACGCGGGCGCTGCTCGCCGTTCTGGCGCCGCTCACCGGGACGCGCAGCACTGGGCTCGTCTCGCTGCAGTCGGCGAGCGGGGTCGTGCAGGTAGCGCGCGGCCAGTACGCGATGCCCGTGCTCGGCGGGCAGATCGCTCCCGAGCTGCTGGTGAAGGTCGCTGCGAACCCGGACACGGAGGACGGGCACTGGGACGTGACGACCACGCCGACGCCGGTGCAGTTCACCAGCAACCTCGGCGGCGTCGCGAACAACTTCGCGGCGGGCACCCAGTTCGTGCTCGACCCTCCCGTCGCTGGGCTCGTGGCGACGGGTCCCACCTCGGCTGCGGGGTTCACTGGCGGCACGGACAGCTCAGGCTTTGGCGCGCTGCGCCAGGTGGTGGACGCGGAGAGCACGGCGGGCCCGCTGGTGAACGTAGACCTGCGTCGCAGCGCGCTCCAGGTGTTCCCCGCGGCGGTGCTCACCTGGCAGGACGCGGTGCCCGCCGACGGCTCCGTGGTGCCGCAGATGCGACCGAGCGGGCGCGTCGGCAACAAGCAGAAGCTGTACCGCCTGGGCTACACGCTGACCATCGTCACCAGCCGAGCGGACTCAGGCTCCGCGCGCCGGCACGAGGGGCGCTGGATCACGTACGCGCTGATGCGCGCGCTGAGCGATAGGCAGTCCGTCGACGGCGAGGTGGTCAGCTCGCCCAGCGGAGTGCAGGTGCAGAGCGCGTCGCGCGAGAGCGGCCCGCAGGAAGTGTTCCAGAAGTGGTACCTGTACCACCTGGTTCTAAACTGCGAGGTCACCCTCTCCGGTCTCGACGACCGTACTTTCGCGGATTGGCTCTCGACGCGGCTGCAGATCTGGAAGCCGGACGAGGCACTGGGCCCGATCCGCGTCGTCCCGGCGGACCCGCTCAAGCAGGAGCTCGGCATGCCGGTGATGTCGCTGGCGCTCGACCAGCAGACACCCACGACCTACGCCACCATGAAGCCGGGCGTCCAGACGGTGACGCTGACCCAGCAGGCGGTGACCGTTCAGCGCTCGCTGCTCGCCGAGTTCTACAGCGAGCTTGGTTACAACTCGAGCACGCACGCGTGGGCAGACCAGAGTGGCATGGGGAATAACTTGACCGTCGTCGGTACGCCGACGATCAACCCCAACGCGCTCAACGGGTTTCCGTCGATCACTCTGCCCAATGCGGGCGTGTACCACCGGAGGGTGAGTACATTCGTCGGCTTGCCGGTCGGCTCCAAGGTGTCCGTAGTCATCGTCGCGAAGAGAAGCGCGTCCGCGGACCCGCGAACCTTCTGGGCTGTCCCGACCACTATCCGCGATATGAAGATCGACGTGACGGGAGGCGCGAACCAGCTGGTGTCGTCTGACTACTCCGCGTCGGCGCAGGGACTGTCGGGGTCAGGTAGCATCGACACGAGGACCGATAGGTTCCACGTCATAATCGACAACGGAAACCTGGGTACTTGGTACGACGGGAGAAACGCGCTCTATCCGTTCACGAGTCCGTACAACGGCTTGACGGTGCCTGCGACGACGGTGAACTTGGGCTCCTCCGGTTCATCCGGAATCTTGAGTGACGTCGTCTCTTACCGCGTCTACCTTGGGGTGCTCACGCAGGCGCAGATCAACGAGATCTGCCTTTTCTACGATCAGAAGTACGGGCTCGACACCCAGACGAACGACAAGTGGATCTGGGTCGGCGGGCAAAGCAACGGGGAACTGATGGCGGCGCAGCTGAAGAGCGGCATCTTTCCCACCTTCGCAAGGCCACGAAACAGCAGGATCTACATCAATGCGACCAGTGGGGCCTCGCTGGTCACAGGAGCGGCGGACTGGGGGCCCGCGGACTTTCACGGCTGGCGCGCGCAGACGGCCGCCGACTACAATACGTACGGGCTCGGTGTCGCCCGGACAGCGGCGATTTGGAGCCAGGGCGAGTCGGATACCGCATCGAGCGCGTGGACAGATGCGGTGGTCGCGCTGATCGGCAACATGGACAGCCGCATGGGGCGGTCCGACACCCCGTGGATCATCCCGCGCATTCACCCAAGCAGCTCCGCTGCTGCGATGCGTCCGTTTCAGGATGCAGTGGCGGCCGCTATGCCGACGCGCGTGTACATCGTGAACACGGACGATCTGACCATGGCGGACGCGCAGCACTACACGGCAGCGTCTCACCAGACGATCTGGACGCGCTGCCTGCAGGCCATCGACGCGCACTACGGGAGCACCGACTGGGCGGGGTGAGGGGCTAGACTTAGCGCAGTAGGTTCAGCAGAATGGGCGGGCCCCGCAGCCGCCTGGGAAAGCAGGGAGACCACGATGGCAAACTTCAAGACAGACGCGTTTCGGAACCTGATCTTCGGCGCAGGAATGGCGTTCGCGAGCGCGACGATCGGCTACGCGCTGATCGACACGGGCACGGACGCGGCTACGGCGGCGGACGACTTCATGAACGACGTCACCGCGGGGGCGATCATCGCGCGGACAGCGAACCTCGCCTCCAAGACGGTGGGCACCGTGGCTGCGGGAACGATCGACGCCGCTGACCCGGTCGCCTCCGCGGTGACGGGCGCGACCGTGGAGCAGCTCGTGCTCTGCGAGAACACGGGGACTGCGTCGATCGACGACATCTACTGCGCGTGGGACACCGGCGTGACGGGCCTGCCGGCGACGCCGAACGGCGGAGATATCACGGTGCAGATCAACGCCTCGGGAATCATCGCGGCGAGCTGAACGATGCAGGAGCCGCTCACTATCCGCTGCAAGCCAGCTGGCCGCGACGACCGCGGGCAGCGGATCAAGAGCAGCCCGCACCACGGCCTGGTGGACGTGCTGATCACAGATGGCCCGGGAAAGGGCAAGGGCGTCCGCCTAAACTTCGAGACCGCGAAGGACTTCGCGCGCGCGCTTCGCGACGAGAGCTACGCGCTGCGCGCCCGCTCGCAGTCTGTCGTGCGCGTGATGCACATCGGGAACGGTGCGCTCGTCGTCGAACGCAGCGAGCGGGGAGGGTTTGGGACCTTCTTCTCGCTGCACCCGGCGCGCACCGTGAGTGAGCAGGAGGGGCGCGATGCAGTGCGCGCCGCCACGCTGCAGGTCGCCGCGGCCGTCACGAACGCGGCGTGCCAGGCGGAGCAGGACATCCCCGCCGTCTCGGAGCAGGTGGCGCTCGACCACGCCACACTCGCGCGCGCGGGGTTCCCTCTTGGTATGACCCGAGACCCGGTCCTGCTCGAGCGCGCCCGGCAGCTGCACGACACGGACGATGAGCTGCGGCGTTATCTGCCCAAGTCGCCCCTCGGCGGCATGGGTGTCGCGCGGGCAGCGATGGTGCTACCGCTTCCCATCATCAAGATGGGCCCGGCCGAGCCGGGCGCTGCGCTGCGCATGCGGGCGGAGCTGATGACGTCGGGGCAGCGGAGAGAACTGCTCCAGCAGATCGAACAACGAGTGCGCGGAGGATGACGATGGCGAAGGCGGAGAAGGTTCTCTCGGCAGAGGAGCTCGAGGTTGCGATCGCGCACGAGCGCGAGCCGGCAAAGCGGCGCGCGGAGCGGCTCAAGGACCTGAGCGAGGCGCTGCTCGCGGGACCGGAGCCGGAGCATCGCTCCAAGATCACGGAGGAGATCTCCGCGCTCAAGGAACAGCGGCACGCGCGCTCGCCGAAGCTCGCGGAGCTGCTCGGCCTGCGGCGTGCCCAGCGCCGCGACTCGGAAGCGCAGCTCGAGGAGTCGTACACGAGCGCACTCAGCTTCGAGGGCAAGAGCGACGAGCGCCTCGCGGTGATGTTGGCCGAGCAGAGGCAGGCGCTGAGCGTTGCGCGAGCGGTGCTGGGGGCCATCGGGGAGGAGATGGACCGCCGGCAGTCGCGCGCAGCGAACAGCTTGAAGCTGGACAAGCTGTCGCCCGCGGAGCTGCAGGCTCTTGCGGAAGACATCAAGGAGCGCCAGGGGCGCCTGGACGGGTAGAGCGGGTGCGTGCCGCGCGCTGTTGAGAGAACTCGGTCCGAGCAGCTCGACGACTTGATCGGAGCGCTGCAGTCCGCGTCCGCGGCGTACGCAACCAGCGAGGCTGCGGTGGCGACGCTGTCGCTGGCGGAATATCGGACGCGGCAGACAGAGCTCGCGGACTTGTACTTGAGAGTCAACAAGACGATCGAGGCCGTGCACGCCCGCATCCGCGCGCTCGGCGTCGTCGCGGACAGGTGTCGCCGTGGGCCGCGGCCCAGCACGGAGCGCACGACGGCCGGCTTGTTGGCTGGTGCAGCCGGGCGCGTGCAGACGCTAGTGCTCGAGACGGACGGTGAGCGCGACGCAGATAGCGCGGGGCTAGTGCTCTCCCAGCTGCAGGGCGCGTACTTCGACGCCGACGTGCTGCGCGAACAGGTGACGGGGGGTGCCGCGGCCATGCAGGTGCGGCAGAGCGTACTGACCGCCGCGACCGCCGTGGAAGACGAGCGTGTCGGGGCGACGGCACCCGAGCGCGCGCGGCTGAACAACGCGCTGACGGCTGCCTCAGCGATCATCACCGAGGCGCGCGGAAGCAGGGCAGGGGCAAGACGGTGACCAGCACGCGCATCGATACAGGAACGGATCGGCTGACGCGGTCGAACGCGCCGGAGGGTACGGGAGCGACGATGTGCGGGTGGTTCGAGGGGCAGAGCCCGGGTGGGTTCGGCGACCTGCTTAGCATCAGCAACGCCAGCAACCACTACTTCGGGCTGGAGCACGCCGGCGATCACCTGTTCGTGCACCTGGACACGGGCGTGGGCGGCGAGCAGTTCCAGACGGTGTTCAACGACACCACGATCATGAACGCGTGGTTCTTCGTCGCGTTCGTGGCCGACTCCAACGGACTGATCGCGTACTACCACCGCGACAGCGGCGGGAGCTGGACGCAGATCACCGCCATCTCTGGCGTCGACGGAATCGTCTCAACGAACTTCATGGGCGTCGGGTACGACCCGGCGCTGGGAAACACCGGGGGCACGTTCGACGTGTGCTTCGTACGCGCGTGGGGCGTCGCGCTCACCGCGTCGGAGCTGCAGGCGGAGCGCGCTAGCACCGTCCCGTTGAAGACCAGTAACCTGGTATTCAACAACGACCTGTCGTCTGCAGCCAACGCGCACATCGACAGCACAGGAACGCAGAACATGACTCGAACTGGGACGCTGACGGACAGCGCAGACGGGCCGACAACGCCGCAAGCGCCGGCCGCTGGGTCTGCCATCTGGATACCGCAGCCTGCGAGACTTGTTCGCGCAGGCGGCATCTATCGCATGTGACCTCGGAAGGGGTTACGCTGCCGAGCGGAGGATAGCTACGATGGGACACGGTAGGATCTACACGTCTGTCTTCCAAGCCGTAGCGGTCACCGCGGCACAGGACCTGCTCTCCCTGCTCGCTACGTCGACAGCTCCGCTCGAGCTGATCTACGCGAGCATCAGCCAGAGCAGTGACGCTGGCGACGCACAGGACGAGCTGCTCCGCATCCGTATCCGCCGCGGCATGACCACGGTCGGCTCCGGCGGGAGCGCCCCCGCGATGAGCCCCACTAACCCGCGAGAGACGCTCGCGGCGGCGAGCGCGACCTGCAGGGCGAACGACACCACGGCCGCGAGCGCCGGTACGATCGTGGAGATGCTGGAGGAGACGTGGAACGTGCGCTCGGGCCCGTGGATCTACTTTCCGGCACCCGAGGCTCGCATCCACTGCGACATCAGCACGCGCGTCGCCATCAATCTTCCGGCTGCGCCGGCTGACTCACTCACGATGAGCGGTACGATCATCTGGCGCGAGCTCTGATCGCGTAGGAGTTCCGCGCGGCTGTGAGCGTCTTTCGACCACCGTACTTGTACGCTCAGCTGCGGCTGCGGCTGCGGCGCCCGCCTCCGCCGTCGGCCGCAGCGGCAGCAGGCGCGCTGCTGCCGGGCGTGCTCGCGCTCGACCTGGCGCAGCAGGCACCCGCCCTCCTGCCTGGGGCGATCTCCCTGCAGCCCGGAGCGCTCTCTCTGGCGCTCACCCAGCAGGCGCCGACGGTCGTGCCCGGTGCGATCGCACTTCAACCAGGGGTGCTGACGCTCTCGCTTGACCAGCAAGCCCCAACGCTATCGATGGGCGCGGTAACGCTGTTGCCCGGCGCGCTGGCGCTCTCGCTCGACCAGCAGGCTCCCACGGTGTCTCCTGGGGCTATCGCGGTGGTGCCGGGTGCGCTTGCGCTGGCGCTCGACCAGCAGGCCCCTACGCTCGCCCTGGGGCCGGCTTCGCTGCTGCCCGGGGCGCTCCCCCTCGCGCTTGACCAGCAGGCCCCAGCCCTGGCGCTCGCCGTCGCCCCCGGCGCGCTCGCGCTCGC